TTCATGAACAGGAAGGCTGTTGTATTTAGCAACATACTTTCCCGCTTCACGAAAGATGGTACGATATGCGCCTTCAAAATAATCAGGCTTGATGAAAGGTAATACTTTACGCATAAACTTTTCATCGGTTAACATATGTCTCAAAATTGTTTGTTCAATTGATATCTTCAAAGTTTGCCGGCCTCCCTTAACGATTTCCTAATTTTAGTTGCACTAATATCATGCAGCTCTTTACCCAAATCATGCTCAGTAAACGTGTAACCTACGCCACGACCGTAACTGATATCAACAATGTTTGGTACTACCATTATAATATAGTCTAGCCCTAAAGTAAAGGAATCTTTTGACAAACCTTGAACAATATTCTCCATTACTTGTTCGACATTAAAAGGATTATCGTCTTGACCTGGGACGCGTTCATTTGCTTCAGTATCACTAGGAACTCTACGAACCATAATAACAACTTGACCAGTCATTGCATGGATTCTTTTAAATAACTCCTGATGAGCATCATGCCAAGGTTGCCATCGTCCTAACATTTGAACAGTTGGTTTTTGCCAATCGAAACCTTTAGCTTCCATACTACCTGCTCTTGCTTCTGCCATTATGTTTTCCTCCTAATGAAATCAGGAACACCTGCGCTATCACCAAATACACCGTTGAAATCAGCTTCATCTTCAATAACATCATCGATTTTATATTCTTCATTATCTGCAAAATACTCATCAAGTTGTTCTTTAACGATCTGTTCAGCAACTACAAGAACTTCTTCTTCAGTGTAGTGCTTATCAATATGGATAACTGCATCAAGATCTGGATTCTCAAACATTTTATTAGTGTCTTCAAATCTACCTTCTTTAATAGTATCAATCCATATAACAACGTCTGCATTAAAAGCTTGTCTGGCATCATCAGTAGGACATACAAAATCACAAATAACATTTCTCTGATTCCATATTTCAAAGTCAGCTACATTACACATACGCATTGCTTGACGTTCTCTACCAGCAGGACTAAAGTCCCAATCACTAGCAGCTTTACGAATTACGTCAGCATTGAACCATGCACAATCAGGAAGCGCCTTTTGCAATCTTTCAGCAAACCATGTTTTACCTGCTCCTGGCAATCCCATGATAAGGATTTTACTACTTGTACTCATACTTCTTTAGGCCTTTCTCTAAGATCAACTTCATCACGCGACATCGCGCCTTCTAACACATCATGAAGAATATCACCTACTTTATTTTGTAGATCAACATTATCAGGTGTGATATCTTCTAACGGAGAACTAATAATTGTAAAGTTAAAACTCAACGCCTGTTTAGGCCCGTCAACGCTTATGTTACCAAATCGAATAACCGATTCAGTAAAGATACCTGTTAGGACACGTATGTCCCAACATTGTTCAGCTTCAATCTGTGAAGGAATCATTTCATAGTCGACTCCTTCAGATGCTTTATTAATATCAATCGCCATCTACAATTGCCTCTTGAGGAACTGGAGATTCATATCCAATTTGATATGTCTTTTGAATAAACTCTTTAAAGTCAGTTTTATCAAAGATTGGTTTCCAGAACTCTGATTTTAGAGTATCTTTTTCTCGCACCTTGGCATCCATAAGCTCGCCAGAGCTACGGTCAACGTGGCAATACCAACCGTTACTAGGCTTAGCAACATAATTACCAGCAAGAGCAACGGCGAGCAAACCACTAAAAGGCTCGATGCCACCTTCCCAAGAAACTGAGATAGGTATTTTAGATTTTTCTTTGACAAATCTTGATTTCTCCACGTTTATGATAAAGTGATAACCTTTGATTTCAGTTCCAACTTTATCTTGTTGACGTCCAAGAATCCAAATATTGTTTGCAGAATAATAAATGCCTGTTCCACCAGAAACAATTGCTTTAGGGAATAGACCAATTTCTTGATACGTATGATTAACAGCTAGCATTGAAATATTCTTCATCGCTAGATAAGGTGTTGCCATTCTAAACAAACCCTTCAGTGCTTTTGCTCTTGACATATCAGCAACTGATTTTTCGTTAAGAGCATCGGTCATTTCTTTAATAGATGCTAAGTTACCAATTGAATCAATAACAATAATAACGTTATCGTTACGTTCAATTGCTTCGAGCTGAGCAATCATATCAAATTTTAATTCTTCAACATTCGTAATAGGTGTATGTAAGACTCTACTTGTATCTATATCGAATTGTTCAAAGTATGATTGAGGTGAACCAAATTCAGAATCATAGAATAACATGATTGCATCTTTGTTTGCTTTAAGATAAGCACCTGCCATTAACAACGCAAAGGATGTTTTAAAATGTTTAGATGGACCTGCCAAGACAGTTAATCCTGGTGATAACCCACCATCTACATCACCTGATAATGCAACGTTTATCATTGGCACCTCAGTTGGTGTCATAGTTTTCTCAGTAAAAAATTTAGACTCTGAAAGAACAGCTGTATGAGAAAGCTTAGAGTTCTTTTTGAGTTTATCCATGATTGACATGCATCATCTCCTATTAATTTAATATAGTATATTATACCACAGTTTCAACCAAATGTACACTATAAAAATGCTTCAAGTGAATTTAATTGTTCTTCTTTCCAAAACGTTTGAGTCTTGTTATCCTGAATAGCAAATGAAGCATCTACCATTTTGATATCACCATCAACAAACTTCTTAACATTTTCTGCCATGTCTGTTGCTGTAGTCACTGGAACGTTTTGGCAAATCATATTTAGATTTTTAATACCACCCTGTAATTGAAAGTCTGTAGGCATCTTCATAATGTCTAAACATTCTCTAACCGAAAGATAGCGGTCAGCGTCTGGATGCGTGAGCATATTAGGATAATGACCAACAAAAGCACCAATATAATCCTTTGGAACTTCTGTAGTTTTTCTCATAATGTTACCACCCGAAGCTAGTTTTTCATACATTCTTTCACATTTAGGAACGTATGAATCATAGCCTTTTTTATCCATCCATTTAGCCATATTCATATAGTTACCACCTTCATCTTCAAAGTGGTGAAGAATGTTAGTAGTCTTTTCGATTAGATTAAAGAATTCTGTATGATCAATTCCACCATGCATTTCTTCTAACACATATTGATAAAATGGATTCTCACTAGGTTTATCTTTTCTCACAATCAATGCAGACATAGGATCATCATCATTACGAGCTGAAGATCTAATTTGATCTTCAATTCTCGTATGTGGCCTAAGATAATAATCAAATACAGGAATTCCTTTTCCTTTCCAAAAGAAAAAGAAAGCTCTATCTCTGATCTGACTTAAACCATGTAGTTTTGATTTTGTTTTATATAAACTAAATGTATAGCCATTGTCAGCAGCAAGTTTTCTTAGCTGCCTAACAACAGGCTCACCCATTTTAGATGCGAGTCTTGGTGCATTCTCACCCCATAATACTTTAGGTTGAATGTTCTCAATTACGTATTGAGAAGATTTAATCATCCAATCGTTATGTTCATGATTAGAATTAGAACTAACCGATAAACTAGATAAACCTGCACAAGGACACACAGAATTGACCACGTCAACCTTAGAATTGGGGGATCCCCCCTCATCAAGTTTATAATAAGGCATACGATTGCCGTAATAATTAAGAAGTTGAGAATCATTTGCTTCAAATCCTGAGTAACTTAGAATGTATTCTGGTTCTTTCTTAAACACATTCTGCATGGCGAAGGTTTCACCTCCAATTAGTGGTACTATACTTGCATAACTAGTCATAACTTACATTCTGCTCCAACTCTCTGGCGTCCATTTCATATCCTTTACGATATTTATTATTGGCGCTGATAGCCTCTTCAAGAACAGTCATAGTTTGATGAGTGTCTTTTGTGATATGGCCACTTCGAGGATCTGGATCAGTTTTTGCAAAGTTGATAAATGCATTTGTATCTTTAGGGAAACAAGCACCTCCGAATCCTTGCTTTCCATCAAAGCCAGGAACACGAGTATGAGAATCTCCAATGCGAGGATCAGTTCCAATGGCATTTATTATTGCACCGAAGTTTCCTCCATGTTCAGTAACAGTATCATGTAGTTGATTAAAGAATAATACTTTTGTAGCAAGGAAACAATTCACACCGTATTTAACATATGATGCTTCATGAGGAAGCATATAATAAACTGGACATGGCTTACAAATTGATAAATCATCGTACCACTGTTTAACTTCTTCAGCTGTTTGTCTATCGTAACAACCAATCACATGCATGATAGGATTAACAAAATCTTCCATAGCACGTTTTTCAGTTAAAAATTCAGGATTGTAAACAAACCTAGTCATTCCACCTTCAATATTAAAACATATATTTTGAATAATATCAGGAGTCACTGTTGATTTGAGAACAACAATAGCAGCAGTTTCTTCAAGCAAATATCGTACAGTATCCCATACAATAGTAGCATCAATATGACCATCTTTACCCATAGGCGTAGGAACACATACAAAAACTAAATTAACTTCAGGACCTAAGTCTTGGATATGATTTTCATAGATTGGATCAATAATAGTTTTATTAGCCCAATTACTCGAAAACCCGTAGTCCACAGCTTTACCTACAAAGCCATGGCCAATTATACCTATGTTATTCATTAATTCACCTCATAATATTCTTTGTACCACTGTACAAATTTAGCTACACCTTCTTCAATTGAAGTGGTTGGTTTATATCCTAGCTTTTGAATCTTAGTTGTGTCAGACCAAGTTGCAGGAGTATCTGCAGGATGGAAAGGCATATAGTTTCTGTCTGCTTTACGATCTAAATTCTTTTCAATATGATCAACGAAATCCATTAACTTAACTTTTTCGCCATAACCAATATTAAAGATTTCATGGGATCCATCTTCTTGATTTTCAATTAGATTATTCATGACTAACATGACGCCTTGAACAATATCTTCGACGTAAGTAAAGTCTCGAATCATATCACCGTTATTGTAAATATCAATTGGTGTTCCATCTACAATACCTTTAGTGAACTTAAACAGCGCCATATCAGGTCTTCCATAAGGACCATAAACAGTAAAGAAACGAAGTCCTACTGATTTTTTGACTTTGGAATGAGCAAACTGACATTCATTAACATACTTAGACCAACCATAAGGATTGTTCTGCATTGCACCTTTATCAGTTTCATTCCAAGGAAGTGGCTGACCATGCATAACACATGATGATGAAGCG